ATGGTGGGGAGTGTGACCTATCAATATTAGATAACTTTTTCGAGGGATTACCAGATAATATCACAGGAACATTTGTAATTAAATCAACAGTGCCAATTGGAACAACAAAGAAATATTACGAACGACATAATGTAATTCACAACCCAGAATTTCTAACAGCCAGAAATGCAATACAAGATTTTGCCAACTCAGAAAGAAACATTGTCGGTGGAGAACCTGAGCTATGCAATGATTTTGTTGATTTCTTTAACAAGCATTTCCCTAATATCCCAAGTATCATTACCACCTCGGATGAAAGCGAAACAATTAAATATTTTTCTAATACATTCCTCGCTTACAAAGTAGCATACTTCAATAAGTTGTATGATTTGTGTCAAGCAACTAGAATGAATTATGATGTGGTATGTGAAGGAGTTACCGCAGATAGTAGAATAGGAAAATCACACACCAAAGTACCTGGTATAGATAATGATCGGGGATTTGGTGGAACATGTTTTCCTAAAGATCTGAACTCATTAATTGTTCAGATGGAATCTCATGGTGTAAATGCTGATATGCTTAAAGAAGTATGGAAGTATAATGAACAGATTAGAAAAGTTATTGATTGGCCAGTGACATGAAAGTATTAATTACAGGGCACAAAGGATTTATTGGTCGGCATGTTTTTGCTGATTGGAGAAGAGAACTAGGATATGCACATGTTCGTGGCATAGATCATCCTGATTGTGTATCAAGTTTTAAGGGTGGTGACTTTGATCTAGTCATTCATCTTGCTGCATGGGCAGACATTCGTGAGAGTATAGCATCTCCAGATGCATACTACATTAACAACGTAGTCAAAGCAAAACCATTGTTTGATTGGTGTAGAGAAACAGATACTCGATTACTATATGCATCATCAAGTGCAGTGGAAGGTAATTATTGGGAGAACCCATATGCTATGAGTAAGTGGATCAATGAGCAGATGGCTCCTTCTAATTCAGTCGGAATGAGGTTTACAACGGTCTATGGCCCCGATACTAGAGATAATATGATGTATGGGTTACTCAGAGATAAAAAGGCAACTTATATAACAAATCATAAAAGAGATTGGATTCATGTTCAAGATGTCTGCACTGCCATAAGATTTCTTGCTCCTAGCACACTTACAGGCCCTGTTCCCATAGGATATGGTGAATCAGTTCCAGTTAAAAGTCTAGCAGAAAAATTTGGTCAGGGTGATTTACCAGTAAAAGAGTTTACACCTGGTGAAGTTGATGATAATGTGGCTGATATATCCATGATGATGAGTATCGGATGGGTTCCTATGATAAATATTCTTGATACTGTGCAGACCGATGAACATTCCTAATTGGCAACATCACTCAAAAAAAGAACAGAAAAGAACTCTGAAACCTCAGGCCCTGCGACAGGCAAAGGCCAGGCTTAGACACTTAAAAAAGTTGCACACTATCCACCCTCGCAAGGTGGATTTGCAGTATTATGGCCATATACAGAGAAATACAGATGTCACTACAAGAAATCAAATCACCCCTTGCCAAACTACTTGCAACTGAAGATCTAATTGTAGAACACAAACAAGTTGAGACCGCATCATTCAATGTTGAAACTCGTGTTCTAACATTACCTCTATGGGAAAAAGCAACCAACTCAGTATATGATATGCTTGTTGGTCATGAGGTATCACATGCACTCTTTACTCCTAACTATGATTGGTCAAAGGATCATGATGTTCCACATGGTGTTGTAAATGTGGTTGAAGATGCTCGTGTTGAGAAGTTGATGAAGCGTAAGTATCTTGGTATTGCAAAGACATTCTTCAATGGATACAGTGAGTTACATTCTCAAGATTTCTTTAGTGTAAATGATCTTGATATTGATGAGATGAATCTTGCAGATCGTATCAACTTATTCTTCAAGATTGGTAGATTTGTTGACATTAGTTTTACAGAAGAAGAGATAAAGATTCGTGATCTAATTGATGCTGCTGAGACATTTGATGATACACTTCATGCTGCAAAAGTTCTTAATGACTACTGTGAAGAAGAGATGGATAGAAAAGGTGCAGATGCAAAACCTGATGATGATGAAGAGCTAGTAGAGTTAGAGATGCAGAGTGGTAACGGTCAAGGTGATGGTGAAGGAGAAGGTCAAGGTCAAGGTAAAGGTAAGGGTGATGAAGATGGTGAAGAAGATCCAGTAGAAGAGACACCTGATAAGTTAGTTATTGATCCAAACCAACCTTGGGATCAAGGATCAACACAAGTCGGTGGATTGAAGGGAGCTACTGGATCAGTAGACAAAGAAGTAGAGGTTAGAACTGCTGAGAAGTTAGAAGAGAATATTAGAGAACTCATCAATACAGGTGGTCGTGATCATGTGTATGTTGGCATTCCTCAAGTTAGTCTTGACACAATCATCGCTGATAATCAAGAGGTTCATGATTACATAGATGAATCTTTTGCAGCAGATGAGAAGAAATACAATGATGAGATTCTATCAGAAAGAAAAACTGTTTGTCGATATAATAATAGAACTGGTGAGTATGAGGATGTGTTACTTAAAGCTATCTTTGAGGAAGCAGATGATGACTTCTATGCATTTAAGAATAGTGCAAAGAAAGAAGTATCTTACTTAGTCAAAGAGTTTGAGTGTAAGAAATCTGCTGATGCATACTCTCGTTCATCTACTGCTCGCACTGGTGTTCTTGATACAGCAAAACTTCACACATACAAGTTCAATGAGGATCTATTCAAGAAAGTAACTATTGTTCCAGATGGTAAGAATCACGGCCTTGTATTCATACTTGATTGGTCTGGTTCTATGAACTACATTATGCAAGATACTCTAAGACAGTTATACAATCTAATCTGGTTCTGCAGAAAAGTTCAGATTCCATTCGAGGTTTATGCCTTTACTAATGAGTGGAATGAAATTCAGATAGTTACTGGAATTCTGAAGAGCAAAGATATGTCTCTAGATATGCTCCTCTAAAAGAGCATTGTGAAAGAGTAGAGCATGAACTCTATGTTGATAGTAGATTTGCTCTACTTAACATATTGACAAGTAAAACAAATGCTAAGACTCTAGAGAAACAGATGATCAATATCTGGAGACTCGGATGTAAGTTCAACAACAATAGTTACACATTCTACAATATTCCTCGTAGACTAAGTTTATCAGGCACTCCATTGAATGAAGCAATCGTTGCACTACATCAAATCATCCCACAGTTCCAAAAGGATAATAAAGTTCAAAAGGTTCAGTGTGTAATACTAACTGATGGTGAAGCAGGTTCAATACCTTACAACAATACTGTAGAGCGTAGATGGGAAGACGAACCATATATGGGCACTCGTAGCCCTGACTACGGCAGTGTATTCTTGCGTGATCGTAAACTTGGTAAGACTTACCTATTCAAGTATGGTTATCATCATTTCACAAACTCTTTACTAGAGAATCTTAAGGATAAATTTCCATCTGTAAACCTTGTTGGTATCAGACTTGTTCCTAGTAGAGATGGAATGCACTTTGCTAGAATGTATGTTGAACCAGAATCTAAGGAGATGCACAAGATTCAAAATGATTGGAAGAAGTCTAAGAGTTTTACAATCAAAACATCTGGCTATGATGCATATTTCGGATTATCCTCTAACACTTTATCAGGTGATGATGAGTTTACTGTTAAGGAAGATGCAACAAAAGCAGACATCAAAAGGGCATTTGCCAAGTCACTCAAAGTAAAAAAACTAAATAAGAGAGTATTGAGTGAATTTATCGAACTAGTAGCATAGGAGGTATGTATGAGTGGAGATGTAGGATTACAAGATGAACCAATTCTTTTTTATGATGAAGAGATGACAGTATCAAAACTGATTGTCTTGAAACATAAAGGAGTTGAGTTCGATATGTATAACAAAGTAATGAAGAAAATAAATAAGAAAAAATGATTATTTTCTCTTTCATACTTTCGTTATTTGCAAATCACTTACCAGTGATGTATGTTCAAGTGCCTCAATGGGCAGATGATTGGGCAGTGTGTGCAGTAGATATACCTGATGCAAAATGTCATTGGTATGTCATGGCTCCAGACAATACATTCGGTGAGGGATTTGATTGGGAAAGTGCACCTTGGTTTGATGCCAATGGATTAAATGATGTAGCACCAATGCAAGCATCAACAGTAGTAGAAAAATTACAAAAACAATGAAGACATTCAAAGAGTTTATGCAAGAGAGTAGTCTCTCTAGAATACAAAGTAAGGCCAAAAAAGGTATTGCTGTGATGTCTGCATCTAGAGGTGATAAATCTGCAAAAGAAAATAGAGCAAGGGGAAAACAATTAGATAAGGATATTCGTGGTAGATTTGGTAGAGGTGCTACCAAAGTAACTGGTTCATATCTGGAGAAGGGTGATGATGGTAAAGAGAGAAGAGTGAAAGAGAAAAGTCATGTGATAGATCGTGGTAAGATGGGTAAGAGAAAGTTTAAGAAAGCAGTTAAAAAACTAGGTAAGAAGTATGGTCAGGATTCTGTATTGACACAAACTAAAAAAACTGCTACACTATCAGCAACAAGAAAAGGTGGGTTAGGTAAATCAAAAGGAATAAATGTGGGTAGGTTCAAACCACAGGGTAAAAACCCAGAAGGCCAATCACAAATTAAAGGAAAGACTTTTGCATATGGATAAGAAACCTTACGATGACTCCAACTGGAGAGAAGATTACAAACAGTATACAAGTAACAAACGTCATCTTGAACTGTTAGAGAATGGCCCTAAACAGTTATCTCAGGCATGGGTATTAGGTGCACTGTATAATGAATGGAAAAAGATAAAAGGATATGATAAGTTAGACCCAAAGGAGAATGAAGGTCAATTACAATCATCATTTAAAGATTGGGAGGCCAATATAAAAAGTTGCACATAAGATGTTTCTTGTCACTCTATATGCATTACAATAGCCATATAGAAACAAATACATTATGACTGCTCCATTTGAATTAAAAATGACTGAACAAGAAGCATTTGACGGATTGAAGAAACAGTTCGGCACTGAGTTCACAACACCAGAGGTTCGTGCATTCTGTGCTATGAACGACATTGCTTATGCTACTGTCACTCGCAAGATTGCACAATACAAAGTTGGTAAAGGTAAGTGGAATCTTACAGTTACCCAAAAAGTTGTAGACAAAATAGAAAACTCTTATAGTGCTCCATCAGTGGAACCTGCAACACCAAGAAACCTTATCCCTACTACAGATGATACTTTCGTCAAGTTTGGTTCGTTCAACGACCTTAAAAAGATTATTAGTTCTAAGTTATTTTATCCTACTTTCATTACTGGTCTATCAGGCAACGGTAAGACCTTTGGTGTAGAGCAAGCATGTGCTCAACTTGGTAGAGAACTTATTCGTGTAAACATTACTATTGAAACAGATGAAGATGATCTTATTGGCGGTTTCCGTCTTGTTAATGGCGAAACCGTATGGCACAATGGCCCAGTCATTGAAGCACTCGAACGAGGTGCAATCTTGCTCCTTGACGAAATCGACCTTGCCTCTAACAAAATCCTCTGCCTTCAGAGCGTCCTTGAGGGAAATGGTATTTTCCTTAAAAAGATTGGCAGATTCGTTAGACCCGCCAACGGATTCAACATATTCGCCACCGCAAATACTAAGGGTAAAGGTTCAGACGACGGAAGATTTATTGGAACTAACGTGCTCAACGAAGCCTTCCTTGAAAGATTCCCAGTTACCTTCGAGCAATCCTATCCCTCAGTAAAAACAGAGG